TGGAAAGAACGCAAGGCTGTTGTCAGTAAGACAGCGGATCTTGAGAAGAAAGAGCGTAAACAAACAGTACGTTCTGCGTCCACAGGAGGAGCTAGAGGAAGTACTGAGAAGGCGCCAAGAAAGATCTATAGGAGACAGGACATTATTAATCTTATGAAGAATGACCCTGAACGATACTTGGCACTGGCAGACGAAATTACCAAAGCCTATTCGGAGAACAGGGTCAGATAGTTAATTAAGGAAAAACTATTATGGCTACTTCTGTTTATCCCACTATGACTGGTGCTGTGGCGAATGATTCCGCAGCAACTTTCATTCCCGAAATCTGGAGTGATGAGATCATCGCTTCGTATCAGAAAAACCTTGTACTTGCTAATCTCGTTAAGAAGATGGGTATGCAGGGCAAGAAAGGTGACACGATTCACATTCCGTCACCCATCCGTGGTTCAGTGACTGCTAAGTCAGCTCGTACCGCAGTAACGATCCAAGAGAACACTGAGCTTGAGGTTGTTGTCGTCATTGACCAGCACTTTGAGTACTCACGTTTGATTGAGGACATCACCGAAGTTCAGGCTTTGGCTTCACTCCGTCAGTTCTACACGGGTGACGCAGGTTACGCTTTGGCTAAGCAAGTTGACGACGACTTGTTTGCTCTTGGTAAGTCTTTCGGTAACGGCAATGGCACGTCTTGGGCACACAACAACGCTTTCTACCCTGATGTTTCAGGTGCTTTGACTGCGTATGCAGTAGACACCGTAGAGGACGATGACGTATTCACTGACGGCATCTTCCGCGCTTTGATCCAGCAAATGGACGATCAGGACGTACCGATGGACAATCGTTCATTTGTTGTTCCTCCTTCACTGCGTAATGCCATCATGGGCATTGACCGATACGTGTCTTCCGACTTCGTAGACGGACGTGGTGTACAAAACGGCAAGATTGGTAACTTGTATGGCGTAGACATCTATGTTACCAGCAACGTCCCCGTTATTGAAACTGCTGCTGACAACACGGCTGCAGGCAACACCAAAGACATCCGTGGCGCTATCCTGTGCCACCGTGACGCTATGGTTCTTGCTGAGCAGGTTGGTGTACGTTCACAGACCCAGTACAAGCAAGAGTTCTTGGGTACGCTTTACACCGCAGACATGCTCTATGGTGTGAAGGTTCTTCGCCCTGAGTCAGGTCTTGTTCTGGCTGTAAACAGCTAAGCAGTCCTTCTATCTAAGCAGGGGAAAACTTCGGTGAGTACCCTGCTTACCTATTTCCAAATCGGAGTGATTATTTAATGCCTTCAACTCTTATTACAAAATACGGCTCAGGCGCGCCTCTAGCCTCCGATTTAGTCCGTGGCGAGCTAGCAGTAGACACAGAAAATGGACGTTTGTACACGGAAGATTCTTTAGGCGCAGTTGTAGAGATTGGGTTAAATCCGGGTGGTAACTTGGACGTAACTGGCACAGTAACTGCTGATGGTTTGACTGTTGATGGTAATAGCTTTTTAAAAGCGTCGGGTACTAATACCACACCATTAAAAGTATTTTCTGCAAGCTCAGCAACCAACAACACTACAACAATTGAATTAGGCGATTTTACAGGCGGCGGTACGTTTGAGGTTCCAAGAGCCTCTATTATTGGTCAGCGTTCTGGTTCTGGTCAAGGAGGTTTGCTGAGATTTACTACAGGAGAAAGTATTGCAGGAACATTAACTTCTCGCTTAGAAATATCTGACGACGGCGACATTAGCTTCTACGAAGACACGGGTACGACTGCGAAGTTCTTCTGGGATGCTTCGGCAGAGAATCTAACGATTACGGGACAAGGCAATCAACTTTTACTGGCCCGTAGTTCTGTAGACACAATTCAATTCGGTACTGGTACTGTTTCACCAATAACAGGGCTATTCATTCAAAACGCTACTGACAGTAACATCATGATGAAGATTGATGATTCTGCGCCTACTGATAGTTTTGTTCTGAATAGCTCAGGCAACGTCGGC